AAACAAAAAATTATTTGGGATTAAATTTTTAATTATTTTCTCTCATCGGAATTAAAATTGTTTCTAAAGTTGCTTTGTATGCCGAAAAAGCAAATGGATTATCTCTATCCGGAGTTTCCTTACATTCAATATAAGCATTTTCATATAATTCAATTGCGTAATCAATCCCGTTATATTCCGCAATCAATTTACCTGCGGATGGAACAGTTATGGGTTGTTTTAAATTATTCTGTTCACAAATAATATTAACTGTCTGTCTAATTTTATCAATATGTATATTTTTCATCTTAATACTCTGTAATGTTATACATACCACACAATCTATGTGACCTACCAAACTCATCTTTGAATGTTATACATCCGTCTTTCTCCACATACTTTTCAGTATAGAAAGTTGTCTCTTGGTGTCTGTTACCGGGAATGGAGATTTCATATAAATGACCGCCCTTTTTAACCCCACTAATCAAATAACCTCTGTAAACCGCAGAAACCACTATAATTCCAAAAACCAAAACAATAAACCCTAATATACTATTTCTCATCTTAATTTAATTTTTCGTTAATTAATTTTAAACCTTCTTGTAATCCAATTTCTAATGCTTCTTCATAAGTTTTAAATACAGTCAAGGAGCAAGGTGAATCACCATCGAGTCCTTTTTTATAAACATTATATTCCCATTTAACCTTACCTAAATCCCACCAACCACTGGAAACTTCAACTGATATTTTATGGACTTCTCTTAACCATTTTTGAAGAAGAGATTGTGTTGGTCTTTGTATTTGATATTCAACTTTATTGTTACAGTATATACTTTTGTAAAATGAGTAAGTCCCTAAAAATGGGTAACTATCACCCTTCAAATCACCAAAATCACCGTGCCAACCTACGTTACAAAATTCTAAATCAAAACCTTTTTCTTTAGCTAACATAGCTGTATCAAATGTTATTAATTGTTCTTCCATTTTATCTAAATTTTTCCATTCGTTTCTTAATCAACTCAGCTGTATCGTAATCTTCATTTTCCAACGCTTTTTTCAAATACACCTCACACTCAATCTCAGTCATCAAGTCCACCGGTTTGCCATCAACCTTTTTACCGGTAGATTTACTACTTTCACTAACACCACCTGTAAACCCGGGTTCACAACCCATCACTTTTTTAGCGTCATCATAGTTTTTTCTCCAAGTCGCTGATTTGTTAAAAGCCATTACAGACCAACTAACTTGATATGTCATATTACTACCACAACTAATATAAAGATTATCCAAGTCCCAACCTTCAAGGGTTGCGAACTCTTTACTATTTTGTTCTAAAATTCTGTAATAATCACCTCTAATTAAAGATAATTTATCACCAACCTTCCAATTTTTACATTTGGTTTTTCTGTTTTTGTTTTGAATAGAACCACTGATACCGACTATCATCAATATCAATAAAATAACCCCCACTATAATTCCTAATATTTCCATAATTTTATATTTTATGGGACAAAGATAATACTATTTTTTATATAAACAAAAAAAACCCCAACAAATTTTACTCTGTTGAGGTTTTTATAAAATCCAACCATAAAAGAAAGGGGTTGTTGGCTAAATGAGTATATAAATATATAATAAAATTAAAAAAGTTAATCTTTTTTTAAGATTCTCACAATTAATCTACATAATTGGTCTGATTTATCCTTAAATGGTAAATTTTCAAGGTTAAAATAACCACATTGAGTGTGTTCATCTCCATCAAACGCATTTTCCAAGTCCGGATGTATCTTTTCATCGGTCTCCATTAAAAACACATACATTAGACCTTTAACCTCCGAACCATCCCGATTATATCGTTTAACAAACCCAACTAAATTTAATTTATTATCTAACGTATAATTAGTTTCTTCTTCAAACTCTCTCTGAATCCCATCCATTGGATGTTCATCTTTTTCTAAATTACCACCCGGAATACTCCACTGTCCCGGTAAACTACCCGTCGCATTTCTTTTACATAGTAATACCTCATCACCACATTTAACAATTACACCGGAATATCGTTTTACTTTTTTCATTTTATAATTTCTTGTGTATTTATAAGTATATGGAATTAACTATAAACAAAAATAAATTCAAAGTCAAAACTGTAATATCATCCAAAGACACTAGTCAAGGAATGATGAATAAACGTTTTGACAATACCTTTAATGGTATGTTATTTATTATGTCCGAAGGTCAACACTGTTTTTGGATGAAGAATTGTATAACTAATCTTGATATAATCTTTATTGAAGATGATTTTATAACAAAAATTCACCACAACTGTCCCCCATGTAAATCTAATGATTGTAGAAACTATTGTGGTGAAGGTGATATGATTCTTGAACTCCAAGGTAACACCTGTAAAAAATTGGGTATTAAATCAGGTGATAGTATTATTCATTTAGATTAATCCAGCCCAAACATATGTAATCCTTTATCAATTAAACTACCCTCATCGGATATACATTGTTTAAATAACTGAACATCTTTATCCGGCATCTTGTTTTGTGTCATAGGACCCCAAACTCCGTCAGCGTCAACACCAATTTTGGATTGATATTTACTTAAAGCCTCTGCGGATTTACCAGCTAATAATCCATCAACTTTTAAAGGTTGATTATTGTTATCTCTAAACCCCTTTTTATTAAGGAAACATTGAACCGCTTTTTTCAATCTAACCTCATCACTTTGTTCTGTAACTAAACCATATCTTGAACGGATATCTCTTTTTTCTTCTTCTGAAATTATAAATCTTTTTGCCATAATTGTGTTTTTAATTATAAATATCTAATAAATAAAAAAAGAGGTTGTTACACCTCTTTTAATTCTAATTCTAATTGTTTTCTCTCTTCAATAAACGCATTTACACGTTTTGTAGCTATTTCTGTATAACCCGGAGATAGCTCAACCCCCAACCATCGTCTTCCTAATGTTTCCGCAGCAACCGCTGATGTCCCACTTCCCATAAAGGGGTCAAAAACAATATCATTTTTATAAGTTAATATTTTAATTGCGTTTGACGGTATGTCTAACGAAAAAGTAGCTTTGGTTAATGATTTAGTGTCAGAGAAATAATACCATCTAGCAAAAACTAAATTCATAAACTCTTTTTTGTCCTCGTCTTTATAAATCATTTTGTTTTTAACTTTACCGTCCTCACTTGTAACTTGTATTTGTTCTCCCAACCATTGTGATTCACCTTTGGTTAGTTTTTTACTAGTTTTCTTATAAGCCAATATCACACATTCCTTTGGGTTATATAAATATGGTGATGACGCTGACATCCAAGAACCCCAAGCAGTTTGTCTTACCCTATGTGGGCTGTCCTCATTTAAATCAATCATTCCAAAGAACTTAAACCCAACTTCTTTCATTTTCATCCAAAATTCAGCGTTGAACAGTATTCTACCACCTCTCTCTTGAACATTGGTTTCTATTGGAACGTTAATCGCAACTCTACCATCATCTTTTAATACTCTATAAGCTTCCGTTAACCATTTAGTTGTAAAATCCCAATACTCATCCATTGGGATGGTATCATCGTAAACGTCGTATTTAACATTGACCGAATATGGGGGACTAGTCACCAAAAGGTCAACACACCCTTCCGGTAATGTTTTCATTACTTCAATACAATCACCATTTATAATCTTTCCTGTCTCTATCATCTTACTCTGTTAATTGGTATTCCCAACCATCTTCTTTTTTTATTGGTGTAATCTCTAAATCTAAAAATACAGGTGTTAATTCACCCGCATACAATCCTAATATGTTATAATCGTAAAACTCTTCGGCCTCACCCATAGTCATTAGGTCTCTTTCTTGTAGGATGTGTAGTATTCTTGGTTTAGAATATAATATTTTCCTTCCCGGAGAACCAAAGTCCTCAACAATTCCAATGATTGCATCTTCTAATCCATCTAATAGAATAGCACCTTCTGCGTATTCATCAATATCAACTAACATTTTCATTTGTTTTCCAAATTTTCAATTCTACGATTCAAATAAAATAACGCTTTTTTTAAATCTTCAATCTCTTTAGTTGGGTCTTTCTTACCAGCCCTTGAAATATACTTAACCGTATTACCCAAGTGAAAATCTAAATTCCACACTTCAATAACTTTAATCGCTTCATATTCATTATTTTTCCCAAATTGATAATGACTTGGGTGATTTACCATTTCTTTATTATCACTCATAATTTTACTAAATAATATTTACCAATTTTTATTCTTTTCTTATACCCGTGTCTAACTGAGAATAATGGTTTTGTTGTTACATTAAGACCAATACCATCGTTAAATCTAATTGACCAACCAAATCTTGAGTTACAAAATAAGATTGAATAATTAAAT